GATGGTGGTAAAGGTGGTAGGTTTACTGAGGAGGTTAGGAAAAAAATGAGTGAAATACAAAAAGGTGAAAAAAGTTTTTGGTGGGGTAAAAAACACTCTGAGGAAACTAAAATTAAGATTGGGTTAGGTAATAAAAATAAAGTATTTTCTGAAGAAACTAGAAAGAGGATTGGTGAGAAATCTAAGGGTAGGGTATTTTCTGAAGAAACTAAAAAGAAAATTAGTGAAAAATCTAAAGAGACGAATAGAAGTAAATCTAAATTAAATATTGATTTAGTTAACGAGATTAGGTTTAAATATTTAAAAGGTATTAAAAGAGAGTATATATTTGATGAATATGCACATATAAACACCAATACTTTATCCGGTGTATTAGAAAATAAAACTTGGACTGATGATTTATATTCTTCACAGTTAGAAAACATGGATAAAACTGTGTTAAGAAAACACTCAGAAAAGACTAAAGAAAAATTAAGTATTCTAAAAAAGGGTGTAACTGGTGAAAAATCTGGTGGATCTAAGTTAAAACAATCTGAAGTCGATTTTTTTCGTGAATTATATTTAAAGGGTGGTACACCTAAACAAATTTCAAAAAATTATAATATATCTAAAGCAACATTATTAAAAATATTATACAACTATACATGGCCAAGTGATGATTATTATTTTAAATTAAAACAAAAAAGAGGTTTATAAAACCTCTTTTTCTAATTCATTCATAGGTTGTAGACTATTCTCCAAAGAATCCCAAACCTCAGTTACGGCTTTAATATATTCTGTTTCACGACCCGTCCAACCAGCTAACGTGTTTAGGCGGTATCCTGTTTCTGGAACAATACTGTTATTATAACCAGCGACTTGGACACTAGTTACGTTAACTTTTGGGTTAACCTTTCTACGGTATTCTTCTATCATCTTAGTTACGTGTATATATGCACCACCCATTTCTTGATCAATATCCTCTTTATTTATTGTTTTTCCGTACAATTTGGAATGATTACATTGTTGGTCGGAATATATTACTATTTGATCGTAGTGAACTTTATTATCAATTGCTTCACGTAAAAACAACCAAATCCCATGTTCACAACCCATACCTTGTGCTCTACCTCTCTTACAAGTTTCTTCCAACTGAGTGATAATACCGTCTCTTTTAGAAACAGGTTTTAAACTTAATTTTTCACCAAAGACACCAACATATCCTTCATCAGAACATAATGCTGTGATGATAGAAGATAAGTTCGCAATTTCTGCGATGTGTGTACTTCCGTATTCAGAAGTCATTTGACCCCAAGAAGAACCTGAGTTATCAGATAAACAAGCCACTTTACCCTTTAATTTAGGGAAGTTTGCTAAAGAGATATCCAAACACTCTTGTAAAGTGTCAATAATCATACCTTTATGGTTAAGGTCAACCTTTTTGATTTCTTTGTAAGCCGTGTAATAACGGAACGGGAATTGTTTACCGTAAAGAACACCACCTTTAAGGTCAGCCATTACTTTCTTAGCCAACTCAGTATCGTTCACTTCAGTGAAGATACCACGAAGGTTTCTTAAAAGAGCCATGTGTGGAACCTTAATTGTGTTAAGAATTTCTTTCCAAGTTTTACCTTGAGATTTTAAGGACTCCCATGTTTGTTCTGTTTCAGAAACAGCCACGTCACCATTCTTCATCAACTCGTCAATAACTTCAGAGTGTGCGTGAGAGATACGAACCAAGTCAATTAAAGATTTTGATTTGTACTTATGGATTTGGTATCTTCCAAAAGTACCTAGTTTATCTGCCCATGTACGTTTTACAATAGACGGTAGTTTATTCTTAGAACCCTTTAAGAACATAAAGTAATCAAATTGGTTGGTAATATCGTCAGGACGACCAACGATTTCCATACCAATTTTCTTCATGAAACCTGGGTTTGCCTCATTGAATTCAACACGTTTTGGGTGTTGTGATGCTCTAATGAAAATAACCGCTGGGTTAAGTCTCATAAACATTTCATTACGAAGTTTAACCGCCAATTCAAGGGTTGCCTTAAAGTCATAGTCCAAAGCGGCATCGATAGCCTTAGTAAAGACATCGGTAGTAGTCTCACTTGGATCAGTGTAGACACCTAAAATATCATGTCTTTTTAAAGTAGACAAATTAGAAGGTTTATCATGAGAACCTCTGTAATAAGAAGGTTCACCAAAAATAGATGAAGCCGCTATAATACGAAGTGTATTAATTGGGTTTACGGTATAAGAAATACCACCATCGAAATTTTCTACTGCTTTTGATTCAAACTTTGGCATAATGTGTAATTTAATTTGTTTTTAAAATAAAAAAGTCCCTACAATTTTACTCGTAGGGACTAACAGGTCTCACTCAGGGCATATTTCAACCATAGTGGACAATAAGTTCCTATTGAGTATATTAGATAAAAGTGTTTTTCAGTTTCAATAGTTTTGATGTAACTTCTATCACCGCTTCAACAGAATATTTGTATGATTTCTTAGATTACCTGAGAATTTCTCAGAATAATGGTTACTTCTTGCTTCCCCATCTAGGGGATTGGCCGGGAGTGACCCCGAGAAGATTTTAAAGACCTTACCTTAACTTAATAACTTTTAGAGAGGTTATCGAACTCCTAAGGCTTGAGTAAGTCAAACGCTTAAGTTAAACACTTTTTTCGTAAAACAAAACCTTTCGGCTTTATCGTTTTACGTTTCTGAATTGTAGTTGTTTTAATTGATGAAATTACTCCAACCGCTTCAGATAATCAAAGAATCAATATTTTCAAGAACGTTTGTTAATACTAAGTATAAAAAGTCTTTCTGTCAATACGCTATTTTACTTTTTTTTACTTTTTTTGTAGTCCCAGAGGGATTCGAACCCCCATTAAATCTTTAGAAGAGATTTGTCCTTCCCTTGAACGATGGAACCAAATTATGTAATAGAGGTGGGTTAAAATTTTTAAGCCCTCGATCTGACCCCTTTCGGGTACGTTTCCGACCCCACATATTACAATTTCAAAGAACATTGGTAAGTTCCCATATTTTGAGGACTACATTGCAATTTTACCTCCACTGGCTGGGCCTTATCTATGGTTTATAGTCCAGTGACCTATAACCCCAATAGTCGACATACGATTTGACGATACGTTTTAACTTACCTTTGTAGTCAGAGTGGGACTCGAACCCACATGGTCTACGGCTCTCCTAGCTGGCCCAACTAACGGGACTCGAACCCAAAATGCGTGTGACCTAACTCCAGCTCTAGCGTCTAACATTCCGCCACCTGACTATTTGAGGGTGAGAAATCCTCTGTGTTGGTAGTCCAGTCATTCATACTACTGCTCGAGTCTTCCTTTCTCAAGGGAACAACACAAAGTACTCCCAGCGGGAATCGAACCCGCGTTTCATCCGTGAAAGGGATGCGTCCTAACCCCTAGACGATGGGAGCGTTATTTTCAAAGAACAGTACAAATATAAAAACAATATTTCATAAAAACAAAAAATCCGACCATTTTTTTAGTCGGATTTTGAGATTGTGTATGTATATAAACGTAACTACATGCGACACCCAGTCCGACTTTTAGTCGATTCTCTTCTCTCTCTTATTTTGAAAAACCTGTGTGTCATAGTTAACGGAGTATTTGTAATAATTAAATATTCACAAATGTACGAAAATTTATAATAAAGTCAAATTTATCTTAAAAGTGTTAAATGTCCGTAATCTGTGTATTGTCTACCTCTTTTATCTTTCCATCTAACAACGTAAACATAAACACCGTCTTGGCATATTTTACCACCGTAAGTTCCATCCCAACCAATATCAAAACTATTTGAACTAAATAAAAAATTACCCCATCTATTCATTATAAAAAAATAAGGTTCTTGGTAATTAAACCCTTTTGGTACCCAAAACTCGTTTGTGTTATCACCATTTGGTGTAAAAGAATTAGGTATGTACACAGTTGTTTGTTCACATTCTTTAGTTATGACCTGAAATGAAACTTGTTCTGCCGGACAATTGTATATTGAAATAAAATCCGCGGTAATGATGTAAGTTCCTGCAGAGTAATCGGCCCAATTAACGGTTAAAGTTTGACCCCCACCTTTTATAGTGTTATCTATATACCAATTTATACTACCCATTTGGTTCGTACCTGTTGAATAAGTAAAAATCACATTATCACCTTCACAAACTTCAATTTCTTGTTGTGAAAAGGCAAAAATTGGCAATAAGATTAATATGTAAAATAACCTTTTCATTGTTAGTTATGTTGTATTGGTGATAGTACAGGTAATGGTACTACTACGATACTTGTTGTGGTTGTAAATGTACAACCATTCTGAGTTACTGTGTAAGTAATATTAAAGTTACCACTTGTTGTTGGACAAAATTGGCCGTTACTAACTCCTGTACCTGACCAAGTACCGCCTGCCGGACTACCAACTAAATTAACACAAGGACCGCCTTGACATAAAGGTCCCACAGCAGTGATTGTTGGTATGACTTGTAAAATAAAAACATTTATTGTAACAGGTGAACTTTGACAACCTCCTGGTCCTGTCGCTGTCACTGTAACAGCGTTATTAATTAACCCTGGGTTTGCTGCCGACCAATTAACATTAATTTGATTAGTACCCTGACCACCTGTGATAACCCCAGGTGCAACAACGTTCCAGTTGTAAGTATATCCCGCCCCTAATGAAGGTACTTGATATATAGAACCATTAGTTTGATAACATACGGTATCGGGATTGGTGGTTGTTAACTGCCCAAATACAGTTGTTGTTAGGATTGTAAAGATGAGTAGAAGTAGGTTTTTCATTTTTCTTTTTTTTATTTCTTAGTTATGACTTATTGGCCCAACAACTACTGGTGTCGGGTTACTGAAACCTGTATATACATTAGTATAATTTACATTATCACATGACGTACTTGTATAACTACCCCAAACCCCATCAGCACCAGGTGCTATTTGTATTGATAAGTTTTGTGGTGTACAATTATTAGAAACTTTAACACTAAAACACATAGTCCAAGTACAATTACCACCGGCATTACTATCACCATAATCATTACCTGGATTACCATCATTGTTTAAATCAAAAAAATAACCAGGACCTACTGTGGTAACAGGTGTAGCGTTTGATGTTACAGAATTCATCCAAATCCATTGACCCCCTGTCCCATTACCACCACAATTTGCGGGAGCTGAAATAGGTGTTACGTTAGTCCATCCAGTACCTAGATTAATATCAAATCCTTCAAACCAATTAGAGTTTGTTTGTGTAAAACTTGTTAAAGTAAAACAAACTGTTACTGTTGTATTAGGAAGATATCCACTTGCTGGTGGTGTTGGTGTTAGGGTGAATGTTGTAGGGCCGGCACACTGTCCAAAAGATTTTAATATTGAAAAAAGAAATAATAAATAAAAAAACAGTGTCTTCATATTTTATTTTTCCATTAAACTTTTATCCAAAACTAAAACTGATATGTTATAAAGTTTTCTTTTAAATTTTTCTGCCTTTTTGTGAAATCTTTTTTCAAAAAATTTAAAAAAATTATAAGGATCTTTCATTGCTTTAGCTGGTACTAATTCCATAAGTTTACCTTTATAAACACCTTGTTCTGAAAATTTCAAATTTAACATTTGTAAAACCGAATCCCATCCTTGAATTAAATGTTGCATACCTTCTTTTGGTGATTTAATTGGTTTAATTGCCGGTAAACCTTGTGCTCTTCTTTCCATTTGTTTACCGATATCATTCATCATACCAAATAAGTCATCACCACCTCTCATTTTAAAACTGTTTATAAAATCATCAGCTTTAAAATTTTCTAACATTTGTAATTCTTTCCAAACTGAACTTTTTTTAAGTTCAACCATAAATTCATCAATGTTTTTTATATCCTTATCTTTTACACTGTAATAGAATTGTGTTACCCTAGCATTAATTTCAAAACTAAGATGTAAGTAAACTAATGTTAAAAACTGTCCCCATTGTGGGTATTTGTCGTCTCGCATTAATTGTTGTGCTGCATTTAAAAAAGATTCTTGTCCTTGAAAAGGATCTCCAGATGTGGAAACTCTATTAAAAGTTTCATAAGCATGTACTAATTCATGGCTAACAGTTATTTTAACCATTTTTCTTATACTATCAACGTCTAGATTATCTAAATCTGAAGTTGGTAAATAAATTTGAAAATTTAATTTTTGTTTAACAAAAATTTTATTATTACCAATTTTTGAAATGGCTTTTTCATCTGTTCTAAAAGAATGACTTCCTTCTACAAGATCAGAGCTATCTCTACCCCCAAATTCAAGTTGAAATAACTCGTCTGGTAAAAAATATAAAGAAAGAGTTACAGTTGGGTTATAAAGTGGGAATTGTTGAAACCTTGGGTCTGTTAATAATTGCCTTAAATCCGTGTAATTATTTATTTTAAGAACCCAATTCATAAATTCTTTACCTTCCATTACCGTTCTAGCTCTGTAAGCAGTATCGGTTACAGTTTCATTTTCACTATTAACATAGTCAACATCACTTTCTTCAACCTCATCTTTACTAACAAGTCCTTTAGCCATCCCCGCTAAGATAATAGAAAAGTTATCTACCCAAAAGTCTACTGCTTTTGGTACTCCCATGATTTCATTTAATAATTGACGCTTCTTCATCAATTATAAATATCATGAAAAGTTAGTTGTTTCTTTTAGTTTTAATAATAAATCTTTCTCTTGTTCTGTAATATCTTTTGGTGTTTTTGGTACTATTTTAACGTATAAATCACCCACTATACCTGTGTCATCGTCTTTAATACCCTGACCTCTTAATCTAAATAATTTATTTGTTTCACAGAATTTAGGTACCGTTATTTTAAAAGTACCACCTAAAGTGGTTATATCTATATCACCACCTAATACCATATCAACAAAAGATATTTCTTCGGTTTGATTAACATTTAAACCATTTAGTTCGTATTTTTTATGTGGTAAAACTCTAATGATAACTACTGAATCACCCCTTTCAGCCCCAACAACATCGTTACCACCGTTATTGACCACCATTTTTGAGCCTTCAGTAGCTCCTTTAGGAATTTTAATGTCCAGACTTTCAATTTCTTTTTTAAGACCTACCCCAGCACATGTACCACAATTTTCTAAACTTACTTGCCCAAAACCACCACAATTATTACACATTGTAAAAGTTTGCATTCCGTGCATACTTTGGACATACATACCCCTTCCATTACACGCACCACAGGAACTAAATTTTAAAGCACCCTTTCCTTTACAGGTATGGCAAAATCTATCAACATAATATTTAACATTTTTAATACACCCATTATAAACTTCTTCAACAGTCAAATTCACATCCAAATTTATTGCTCTGGCTTTCATCCTAAAACCGTTATTTCTCACAAAAGGGTTTCCACCAAAAGGGTTTCCACCAAAAGGGTTTCTAAACTGATTTGGATCTTTAGGTTCTTCTCTTTTACCAGTTAAAATTTCATAAGCTTCGTTAATTTTTTGAAACTCTTCTTCACTCCCACCTTTATCTGGGTGTGAATCCATAGCTTTTTTTCTATAAGCTTTTTTAATTTCATCTTCTGTTGCTCCAGGGTTTACACCCAATATATCATGATATTTTCCCATATCTTTGTTTATAATTTTATTAATCTGATTAACATAATCTAATATTTTTTTATAACTATCCAATTTATTTTGTGTGGAACATATTTATATATTAGTATGTATCAAATAGTTTTAACCGAAAATCGTAAAAAAATTAAAGTTCTCCACAATTATAGTAGAGAACACGATGTTAATTATAGGTTTGAAAAATTGAAATCTCAAGCAGTATTCTTCCCTAAAACTAAAATCTACAAGGATAAAGTTTTAGAAGATATTAATTATGAAATTTTACTTTTAAAAAAAAGAACCGAAGAAGATTCAGATAGAATCATAAAAAATGAATTAGGGAAATTTGTTCAAGAATCGGTTGATGACGATTCTTGGGTAATAGTTGATGTTGCCCCTTACTTTGTAGAAGAGACTTTTAATATTTCAGGTGCCAATCGTAAATTAACAGCAAAAGAAATTATAGACTATGTTGTTATACCAAATAAGCAAAAAAAGGCACCTAAGCAAGTTTTAATGTTAAATAATAAGATTGTTGTAGAAGGTTTAGAGTTATATTTGGTAACCTGTAAAGATATTGATGAAACAATTAGACTTTATAATAAAATAAGAACTTATTGTTTTGATAATAAAATTGGTGATATTATATTCTTTGGATCCATCCCAAAAGAAAATCGTAAGACTTGGTATAAAAAGATTCATGAAAGAACGGGGATTGGGTATAACCGTCTTTACCGTTCTAACTCAAGGTAAATCTATCAAGTCCTTTTTGTATTAAATTATAGTCATCTTTAACTATATAAACTTTATCACCATCTTCTATTAAACCGTCAGCATGGTCAAAAAGTATTTTTAACCTCCAAGTTTTTAGATAAACATCTGAAATATCTTCATCTAAATCATCCTTCCCAAACAGGTATTCTTCATATAGAATTTTGAAGAATAGAACCCAATTAAGGTTTAATGAGTAGTGGTAAACCCATGGGTTATCAGAGTTTTTTAAAATATTTCTAATCTGATGAGGGTTTTCTATCCAAATCACTTCTTTTTGATTATCATATAAATCGTTAATCTCACCAATTACATCTTTTTTTGATAGGTGTGGTTTTCTAACATAGTTTTTAAAAACTTGTTCAGTTCTTTCTATGACAGATTTTAAAACATTGTTAGGTAATTTCATATAGTAAGAATACCAAAAATAAAATTAAGACTGAAGGATATTTTTTAAAAATGACATACGATGATGTTCTGTATAACCAATTTCTTTAATCATTTTAATATGGTCGGCAGAACCATAACCTTTGTTACCTTCCCATTTATATTTAGGAAACTGAGTATGTAACTCTTTCATGTATTCGTCTCTCGATACTTTAGCTAATATAGATGCCGCAGCTATTGAATAGTAGGTGTCGTCTCCTTTTATAAGACAAGTGTGTGGAATATCTTTATACTCATTAAAATAATTACCGTCAACTAATATATGGTTAAAATCTCTCAACATGTCGAGACAATTATGCATTGCTAACATTGTTGCTTGAAGTATATTATATTTATCAATTTCTTGTGGGGTTACAAAAGAAATACTATAATCAACAGCCTCTTTTTTTATCAATTCAAAGGCCTCTTTTCTTTTTTTCTCACTTAATTTTTTAGAGTCTCTGACGATTGAATAGTCAAAATGTTTTGGTAATATGACCGCTGCGGCAACGACAGGACCGGCAAGGCAACCACGACCAGCTTCATCTAACCCAACTTCAATATTGGATTCGTTTAAAAATGGTAGTAAACTCATTTGGAAACGAACTTGAATATAATTCCGTATAATTCCAATTCAAATTCATCTACTAAATCTATCATTGGCATATTTTTTTCACGTAAAACTTCTTTTTGTAAAGATTCGTGATTTTTTTTATCTAAAGAAAAAGTAATTGTGTTCGGTACGGGAAATCCTTTTTTAACCTCATCCATTTCTTTTAAAGAAATAGCAAAATCAACATACTCTTTTAAAGAAACCATTTTATAAACTAATTTTTCCATTAAAACAATTTTTTTATTTTATCCCAAAAAGTTATTTTTTTGACAGTTTGTATTTTATTAGGTTCTTGTAATATTTCATTACCCAAACCATCAACCATTTCTTTAATAAAATTTTCTTTTTTAATTTCAGTTGCAACAATATCTTGTCGCATCTTACGTTGTTCGTCTTTAATTAAATCCCTACTCATTTAAAAAATTATTTAAAACCTTTTTAATATTTTCTCTTAAATTTAATAAAGGTTTTATCATATTTAAAGACTTTATAAAACCTGGGTGTAAAGGTTTAGGTAAATTTTCTTCCGTAAACCAACCGTAATTATCATTTTCTTCTATTTGCAAGTTGGGTATTTCAAATTGTTTATTCACAAAACCTACCATGACGTAATGTGTGTGACCCATAGCGTTAGATGTACCCACTATTTCTATATCTTTAACCATACTCGGGTTAACCCCTATTTCCTCTTTTATTTCTCTTTTAACAGTTTGGATTGGATCCTCCCCCTTTTCCATACCACCTGCCAAAGCAGACCAAGTAATTGGGTAATTAACGCGGTGTAACATTAAAAATTTATTAGTGTCTTTAGCTACAATAATAATTCCAACTGACTGATATTCTTTTCTCATATATAATAAATATCAAATAAAAAACCCCACACATGTGGGGTTTAAAAAATTTTAAGTTTTTTTACTTTTTACGACGATAAGTACGTAAACAGTGCCCTGCCCAAGCTAATGAACCAACAATAGTTGGCATTATCAAACCAACACCACCCATAAGTGAAAGGTGAATTGATGCAGCTCCTGCCATTACAGTGGATATAAGTAAAGCACCATAGACAGAAGTTTTAGGGTAGACAAGTAACCCAACACCAGCAACTTCCATCAAACCAACCAAACCCATATAAGGAAGGAGATTCATAGATGTAAAGTTTTTAATAACTTCTTCAGTGCCGATAATTTTGGGTAATCCACTCATTAATACCATTAATGATACAACAGTAGTAAAAACCCAACCTAAATTTTTAAGTGTAAGATATTTTTTCATAAAACAATTATATTTAATTTTTTTTAATATGTAAAGAACTATAAACCTGGTTCATCTGATTTTTGAATGTCAAAGTGTCTTTCCATCATTTCTTGGAAAGAATGTATTAACCAAACAGCTCCAGAAGTTAAACAACCGTCAAGAAAAACTGATATTAACCCTTTTGGGATTGTAAAAAACCCAAGATTTAATCCTTCAGTTACTATTTGATAGTATTCGGACGGGGACCAAACCAACATAGAACCTAAAAAACCAACCCAAGTAGGTAGACAAATCATACAGGTAAATAACATACCCCAAAACTTAGGGCTAAAGGTAGACCAAAAATCACGCCAACCTTTAAAAATGGAACCAAAAACAATTATATTACAAATTCCGTAAGCGATTAAAAGAAAAATTATTAATTTCATAGATTATAAGTTTTAAAATATTTATATTTGTACAGTAAAAATAAGATTTTAATGGAAAAAAGAAAGCTTTCGGTATTTGATTTTGATGGGACCTTGGTTGAGACGCCTATTGGATCTCCTGAAAACAAACAAAAATGGGCTAATTATTACGGTAAACCTTGGCCTTATCTTGGTTGGTGGGGACGCAACGAGTCTTTAGACACGGATGTTTGGGATATGCCTGTCGTTAAAGAAGTTTTTAATGATTACCAAAAAGAAGTTAATGACCCTAATACTGTAACGGTGTTGTTAACAGGTCGTATACAAAAACAAGATAATTTAGTTAAACAAATTGTTAATGACAGGGGATACTATTTTGAACACTATCTTTTTAATCGCGGTGGTAGTACTTTAAGTAATAAGATTCAACATTTAATGAATCTATTAGATAAGTACCCAAAAATTCGTGAAGTTGAATTGTGGGATGATAGATTAGAGCATTTTGGTGATTTTGAAGAGTGGGGTCGTAGATTAAAAAAAATGGGTCGTATCGATTCTTTTTACTTAAATAAAATCAAATCTGACCAATGGGACAAATTTGTGGAATAATAAAAAACCCTCTTTATTGAGGGTTTTTAAATTTTAAAATATTAAGTATTTTTTTATCTCTTAAAGTCTCATAGAGATTTTTGATTTCTTCTGATTTAATTTCGTAACTCTCCAAAATTTTATTTTTAATTAAAACATTAAACCAATTTTCTACTTTAGATTTTGCTTGTTCTTCATTTAAAGCTGAAACTTCTTTATATCCAGTAATTTCACCACCAATATCAAATTCATTATTTAAATAATCTTTATAACCTTCTGTTAGTTTATAATCGTACTTTACAGAGTAATAAATTAAATCATTTAATGATTCAACCCTGTTTTTAAAGTTAACTGTTTCATTAAACTTTTTCGGTAGTGCCATTTTTATGTGGTTCTGGGGTTTTAACTTTTAACGTCACATCCATTTCTGAACTAAATTTTAAACCTTTTAATTCATCAAGAGATTTATCTTCAAACATTTTTTTAAGTTCTTCTACTTTTGAACGAAGAAGTGCTTGTTTTTGTTCATTTTCAATATTAGTGTTGATGACAACTTCTAAAGCATTAATCAAATTATCGATAGAATCCTCCCCCCAAAACATATGTGAAACATAACCTTTATGGTCTTCTGATTCCTTCCCTGATTTATATTGAATTCCTGTGGCAATTACGCCATCAATCTTCCATGTATTTTTTAAAATACACTCAACAACTGAAAATTCACCTGCTAATTTTACACCTCTCAGGTAAGGTTGTAATTCATTAAAACGTTCTTGTATCATATTAAAATTTATATGGTTATTTTTGTAAAAATTGTTGTTAAAACATAAGCGACAGATAAACCTAAAAATATGAGCTCTTGTTTTGAGAGCTCATACTTATTAGGGACATCTTCATTTCTCACTATAGAAAAAACCTTCCAAGTATGTCTTAATACATTTAATATCGACATAAAAAACAATACGTATAGAGTTTTATTTATGAGAATTTCAATCATTAAGCTGCAGTTTTCTTTTTAGCATCACTAATTTCGGTTCTGATATCTTTCGCAAGATTTCTAATTTCTTGTAAAGCTTTTCTAGCACGAGTACCGGCTGCTTTGTTACCTTTTTCTGAAAATTTTGTAAAATCTGCTTCAAATTCTGAAACCAAAGCTTTCATTTTGTCTAAACTGTTTTCTTTCATTTTTGTTTATTTTTATTTATTTATTATTTTCCCTTTCTTCGGGTTTGGTTAGTTGTGATAAAATACTTTCCCACATTTGGTGTTCGGCAGAAACATTTCTTAAGATTTTAATTTTACCCATGATTAATTCAGCCAATTGATTGGACGTAATTTCTTTGGGTGATTCATTAATCAACTTTTCAAGGTCAATTTCTGCTTCCAACTTTTTTGTGATGTATTTTGTACTAACAAGATCTAAAACTCTTTTATCCATAAAAATTTTAATTAGTAAAAAAATAATGGGTTTATTTTAAAAACTAAATACTAATTATTTAGAGATTTATCAAAAATTTTGTATAAATCAATAAAAGTCTCAATTTCAGACAAAGTTTTATTTGTAGAATATTTAAATACATCCTGCCAAAACTCTAAAATTTTATTAATATTTTTTTCGGATTTATCAGATTCGTTGTAAAAAGATTCTAAAAAAAGTGTTAAAAAATAATTATATAATTCTGTACTACTAATGTAAACCCGTTCTTTCTTAAAAGAATCTATTGTTTTTTTCCAACACCAATCAAAATGCTCTTTAATGGTTTGACTATTCATTAGTTCATCACCCATATATGTATTTACAACTAAATCAAATAAAGAATGTGAAAAATCTAAATATAAACTACTACGTTCAGGTATTATGTTATTTATTCTATACATTAATAAAATATCTTCTTTCTTCATTGGTTTTGAAATGTATTCTATGAAATCTATCGTATGTAGTTTTCCTTTCATTATCAAAAATATAAAACTTATTATTTTTAAATAAATATTAAGTTAAATAAAAAACCCCTCTAGTGAGGGGTTTTAATTATTTTCTTTTAACTTGTCTAAACATTTTTTTAAATGTTTCTTCAGCCTCTTCTTTAACAATCTTTTTTTCTTCTTTAGGTTTAAAACCCCATAGATATTTCATTTTTTCTATGTCTTCATTTACTAACTTATTGTTTTTATAATTTGTAATAATGGGCTCACCTGTTTTTGTATCCCCTTCCCAAATTAATTTATAAGTATTTTCACCATCAGTTATTTCAAATTTAGTTTCATCTATTTTAATTCTTGTAGGAACTTTATTTGCTAACTTAATAACTTGTTCTTCTGAAACTAACTTACCTTTAGTTTTAAAAACGTTTTCATTTTTCTTTTCCGGTTGTTCTGGTTGTCTAGAATCTGAATTTCTTACAGGTCTACCGTTTCTGGCATCCTTATCATACTTCATAACATTTGTTTTATTAGCATTCTTTTTAAGTTTTTGGTGAGTTTTGTCATTACCATTAAGCTTATCTAATCTTTCTTTATATTTTTTCTTATCAGCCTCAGAACCACCTTCTTTTTCAGCCATATCGGACACTACCTCCATACCACTAACACCTACATCATAACCTGTCGTCTTAACTCTTTCATCTTCATTATCGGTATTTGTAGGCACTTTTGGTTCAACAAATTTTTCACTATCGTTTGGTTTTTGGTAGTCTTTAATTTTCTTAGCCACTTCTTTATAGTATGCTTGAGCATCCTTGCCCCCTTGGATATTTGCCTTTTCAACTTCTTTAGTTCCAGGTACTTTAGGATTAGTAAAACTTCCACCCTCGGAAGTTTTTAATTGCCCCATTGGACCAAATTGGTTTTTTTCAGCGTCAGATAAATTATCACTTTTATGTTTAACACCGAAAGCAACCTCCATATCTTCAAAACCTTTAGTTTCCAAAAGATTTTCAAGATCGTTTTTGATTATTTTATTTAATTTTGACATCTTTATTTTATTTTATAAATGTTTTATTCTTAACGATATTATATACTTCTTGAAATGATTTACCGGTCATTTTAGCAACTTCATGAATATTTTTCATCAATTGTTCTTCTACGTAACTACCTGGTTCAGACACCTTAGTTGAAACTTCTAAAGGTTTATCTAAAGCACCTTGACTACAATAAGGAAATTTTGTACACTTCTTTTTTATTTTAACAAACTTACCACCTTTATTGTATTTAACGGTATTTACTTCATTTATTGGATTTAACATACCGGAATTTTCAACTTGTTGTACTATTTTACCACCTTTCCATATTGGTTTTTTAGCTGTCTTCCATTGACCCTTTTTAGCCGCAAAAGCTGGTACAACAGGAAACCCAGAACCAAAAACAGAATTAAAAGTTGTTGTCTCTTCTATATTTTTTTTAAAAACATGCTTTTTTGTTTTATTAGGTTCTTTGTCTAATAAATTTAAAGTGATTGTGTTAAAACCCCTTTTTTTTATATCATCATCCAAAACTTCAAAATAACATGTATCTTTAGTACATTTTGTTAATTTAACATCGACAGTAGATTCTTCATCGTCACTTGTAGTAGGTGTACCCGATTTTTTTGATACTTTGCCTTTGTAAACATAATTACTACCCTTGACTAACCCATCCCCATCATTATCTAAAAAAATATTTTCTATTGATTCGTTAAGAAGTTTTTTAACTATTTTAAAAACATTTTCTTTTTTAATTTTGTCTTGGTAGGCACCCCATTTTTTAGATATATCAAGATTGTCATCATCCCAAGTCGCAGATATTTTTGTTAGAGGATCAATAATAACACCTTCTTTGTGATAAGCCGGAGTATCGTTCCAACGCCAACCATCTTTGTTTTTATCTGCCCAAGCTTCAAACCTTGTATCATCATACCAACCACTTTCGTCTGAGTTGGTAATTTCACTAATTAAATCGGCTTTGGTAAAAATATTTTCATTCTTTGGGTGTAATGGACCTGGTTTAGTCACACCTTTATCTTTAGTTAAAGGACCCTTACCAAATGTTGGTTTTGTCGCTCCCATAGGACCAACGTAAGCCCCTGAAGAACTTGCGGCCCCTGTTGCAGCACCACCGGCACCAGTCATATAATCAATATCTTCTTCAGACTCAACTTTAATGTCAGAGATATTAGCTGATTTAAAATTTTTTGTTACTTTATCTGTTTTAATACCTGAAGATTTTAATGAACTTTTAACATTAGAAGACATCTTTGTTGGTTTTGGCATTGATTTGCTTACAACACTAGGTGTTTTTTTAATATCATTTTTAATAGCAATTTTACCACTATCCTGTTCACTAAGTTTGTCAAACACATTTTCTAAATCAGGTTCTAAAATATACTCATCAACACCAGGTATCATACCAAGTCTTCTACCGTTATCCCAATTAACATGAATAACACCCGCATCATCAATTAAAGATATTGTACCTAAAGTGTCTTTAGGTATTGGGTTTGGATCGTCAACCATGGAGATTATTTTAACTCTCATACCTTCTTTTGCTTGTGGGTCTTTTTGTGTGTTCATTAAATGTTTTCTAAACCGTTACTCCAGAACCCTTTTCTTGTCCAAAGAGTTTTATATAGTTTAACTAAAACCTCTTTTGTAATTGAAGCAATTTCTTTTTGTGTTGCTTTATGGTTTTTAAGATTAGATATAACAAGTTCTTTTACTTTTTTTTCTAGTTGTGAACTTGATAGGTGTTTTTTAATTTCTTTGTCAAATTCGTCGCGAGCAAGTTTTTTAATTCTTGCCTCGTCAGATGCATTTAACTCTTCTTTAATTAAATTTTTAATCCTAATTCTATCCATTTTACAAAAATTATTTTAAAGATTTAAATCTTTCGTTTAGGTTTTTTCTTCTGTCATTTCTTAATTTAGATTCGTTAATACGTTTTTCTTCCGCTTTAACTTTATTAACAATGTTCTCTAAAAGAGTTACAAACTCTTCTTCTGTATACCTTAATACTCTCTTGGCCATTTTGGGTTTTTTTAAATTATTTTGTTATTAGTGTATATACACTTTTTCAATAAATATCGTCATAGCATAAAAAAACCACCTGAAGGGGTGGTTTTTAAATTAAAGTTTACACCATTTGAAACAAAATTTTCCAAAGGTTAATTTACTTATCAAAATACAAAATTTTTTTTTCATAACTTTATTTTATAATTATTCTTCTACCAATCATTTCACTAATCACCATACTAATTAAATCATTTATTTCGTCAAATTCATTTAAAATTTTACCTTCAATGTTAACTTGTGGTACATAATCCTTACCACCTTTTTCCTTAAGCCATTCCCACATTTTTTCGTTACCTTCCATTTCAACATTTTCATAAGTGATATTTAAATGGTCAAGTTTTTTCTTCAATTCTTTACAAGCAGGACAATGTTCCATTGTGTATAAAACAATTTCTTTGTTATTGTTGTTTTTTATTTCTTGTAATAATTTTTCAATTTGACTGCTCATTTTTTCTTCTTTTTTTTCTTTTTTTGAAAATTATAAAAATAATTTAAACTTACTTCTTTATTTGTTGTTGCTTGTAAAAGTAAATTATGGTAACCGTTTATACTTAGACCCCCACCTATGCTAACACCGTTTGGTCCATCGGATAATGATCTAATATAACCGCCTCCTACAAAAAATTGAAGCTTTCCTAGTTCATTACCAGAAAAATCTTTCGGGGGTAAACTATTAATTGTCATAGAATCTACTTTTAACCATTCGGGGCCAACTAGTCTTGACTTCCATATACCGTTTTCTTCTTCAGTTAAAACAATTTGTAAAGGTAACTTACCAAAATTCCATTCACCCTTATAAAAAGCAGTTTTTTTATCTACACTACCATACCAATTAATAAAAGAGTTTTTATCATTAGGATACCTTAATACTAAATTAATTTTATTACTATCTATGGGATCTATTTTACCGATACCTTCAATTACAGCGTTTTCTAATGACAATACTGCTTTTGTTAAACTGAGGAGTTTTTCATCTTCTTTTTTAATAACATCGTATAATTTTTCATTACTTTTTTTAAGTTCAGATTTTAAATCTTTTTCTGTATTGTAATAATTAACTAATTTAGCGTACCTACCATCAGCTTCTTTAGTTAAAGAATCGTTCATTATAATAGATTTTTTTAAAGCATCTTGTGCATCTTCATTGTTTTTTTCAATATTATTAATTCGCCAAGTTAAAAATATTATCACCAACAATAAGATAACTAAAAGTATTGAATTGAATTTATCTTTCATCACTCCCCAAAACCCCCTTCTGGTACTTCGGTACCCCCTTCTTCACCACCTTCTTCTGTGGTTGTACCTGTTAATCTAGCACTCCATTCATCAGACCATACATCGTAATAACCTTTAAGTTTTTTGAGTGTCTCAATTACTTCCATGGTTAACTGTAACATGTCTTGGGATTCTATTGAGATGTAACATCCGTTACTCTCGTTTAATGAAAAAACCCATTTTATTTTTTCACGTACAAGTTGGCCAGACCATTCAACATTTTGACGGTAAACTTTCATTTTTTCAAACTTAACCAATTTAGACACAGTATCTTTAAACTTGTTTTCCTCCTCTCTTTGTTCTTCTGGTGTTATATCTTGAAATTCTTCTTCTTTTAAAAGTCTAATGTTTTGTTCTTTAATAATTTTTTTACCATCAGCGAAACTTGTTAAACCTATTTGCTGATTTTCGTTTTGTAACTTTCTAATTCTACCTAAAAGTTCTCTAATGTCATCCTTTTTTTGTGTTTTCATTTTATATGTTTTTTAATATTTCCATGTCAAAAGCCGGACTTACGTCAGTAGACTCTTGGTGGTAATTACTTCTAAAGGTTATACCTTTAAATAGGTCAACATTGTCATCAAAAACGTTGTGGCCAATAAAATTTTTAGAAATATCATAATTTTCACAAAGCTTTACCACCAAATTTTTTAATGATATTATTTGTTCATTAGTGTAAAGATCCCAATATGTATAATTACGCCAACGTTTACATAAAACTTCTTCGTTATTTTTTTTGTAATTGTTACCTAACCAATCAACATATCTACCAATCATAGAATCTTTTTTAAACCAACCTAAATTTTCTAAAACTATTGATATTGAGGCTTTATCTTGTTGATTGTCTACGAAAGAAGAATAATATATAGGATTATAGTGTTGGTATATTTTTCCGTTTTTTGTTATTGTAAATGTCGCGGTTTTTTTGTTCTTACCGTTTAACCTATAAACCCAACCATTATAATGTAACATATCATTTTGACCAGTATGTCCTATTATTATTTGTGTTTTATCATAAACTTCTTTATGGTAATTATTTTCTAATAGTTTATATGTCTCATTATCTATTAAGACCATTTATCTAATCCTTGATTTTTTTTTGTCATGTTTATGGACAAAGGGTTTTGTTTTATACTTGGGGTGGTTATTACATTCTGTTCTATTTTTTCGGTTTTTATTTCTTCGGCTTCGGTTTTTATTTCTTCAGTTTTTGGTAAAACTTTTTCTATTACCCGTTTTTCATCGTCCATACCACCGTATTTTATAAAAAAATGTAGGGAAGCTAAAGAAATTATAGGTAATAAACCACCTTCTAATAAAGCTAACCATCTTTTTTGTGCGACTATATCAGTAATGTCTGAACCTAAAGACTCAAAAACTGGACCCGTTAATTCAACCCAACTTTTAAATTCTTTACTAGCCACATCAATGTCGTTAAAACAGAAAAAAATATTACCTATAAATTGTATCAAGGTAACAATAATAAAAACCAACCAAACACCACCTTTAACTTTAACAGATGCTGCAGCAATAGAACTCATCGCGGCAATTTCAATAGCTACTGATAAGTATATTGCCCAACTAAATGGGTTTGATAAATCGTACCAACTAACAACGTGGGATATAGATATAATCATAACCAATATAATTGGTACAAGGAATGAACCTCTAATTATACCTTTTTTATTTGTTTTAAACCAATTTACCATTATTTATTTTCTAAATTTTGAATCTCTTTATCTATTTCCGATTGACGGTTGACATCGAAAATTTTCCTGTCTGTTGATTGTATCATTCTTTTTTCAACTTTTAATCCTTCAATTTTTAACATTTTATTGAATTCTTCTTTTGAAATAGTTTCGGATTTTATTACAGAATCTAATTTTCTATTTTGTTCTGTCAAGTTTTTTTCTAATTTTTCAATTTTACCATTAGTGGAACAAGTTTTTAAAAAAACAATTAAAAAAAGTGGGAACGTGATTCTAATTGCCCATTTGTCTACAAAATCTATAATTTTTTTCATTTTATTTTTATTTATAAATATCTTGTTATTTTATTATAATTATAAGTTAATATAAAGCAATCTAAATATTTATTTAAATACGATTTTGCCAATAAACAAAACATTACTATATTTGTATTGTTAATGAAACAGGGTTGAATTGGTTAACCCCTTAAGCTTAACCGACGGTATGACACGAAACGTCAAGGTGAAAATCCTCAATCACTAACGGATATTAGTGATGAAAAATAAAAACCCCACGGTCAGAATACTAGTGGGGTTTTTACTTATGCAAATATTTGTAATTGGTCTCTACCAATAGCAAAATCTTTTTTATTCATAACACTTATAACATATAAAGTCCATATATAAGGGTTTTTCATTTTAGGTTCAATAATAACATTTAAATGTGGATCACTTTTTTGTGAAACTATAAAACGAACTCCGTCTTGTATCTCTTCTTGGACTATTCTGAAAGTTATTTCATCTTTGGCCGCTTCAACAAGATTTTGTATATATAAGTCATAAATTCTATCACCCCCAGTTGATACGTGTCTCCATTTTCTTTTTTCACTGTGAGAACTTCTTTCATCATGTCTTAAATCATAACTAATTATTAGATTAGCTCTAATATCAGCTATTTTTTTTTCTAATAATAAGTGTTCTTTTATTATTTTCTTTATCATATAATATAAATATTTATTATCTTAAATAAAATCTATATATTTCAATATGGATTTATCAATTTTAATCGCTACAGTACCACCAAGAAAAAAATACCTTAACAGGTTATTAACTAATTTACAAGATCAAATTGTTAAAAATGAATTACAAAACAGGATAGAGGTTGTTATTTATCAGGACAATTTTGAATCTGTAGTTGGTTACAAATTTAATAAATTGGTTGAGTCCGCCAAAGGTCGGTATTGTGTTTTAATTGGTGATGACGATATGGTATCTGAAGATTATTGTTCTTCTATTATAAAAGCCATAGACGAAAACCCAAATGTTGACCAAATATCACACAATCACAGATATTATCACAATAATAAAGATAATTTTATTAGAATTAAAGTTTCTAATAAGTATGAAGGTGAATCTTTAGTGTTTTTTAATTTTTTAAAATGTTATGTTCAGAAATACTACGATGATAGAAATCAGGATTGGGAGTTTCGTTTAAACGTGCATCAATTTATTAAAACTTTTGAAGATAAGGAAAAAACTATTTTAAAATTAAAAAATAATTCTATAAAAATGTTATTTTTTTTATTTATAATAAAATTTTTAAAAAAGAAGATAACATTGAATTTAAGACATACTTGTCACACAACCCCTATAAAAAAAGAAATATTCGAATCTGTAAAATTTAGTGATAGACCAAGAGAACAGGATTTGGAGTGGGCTACAAAAATTTATAAAATGGGTTTGATAAAAACAGAGTGTGTGATAAATAAAGATTTATACTACTATTACTACAACGAAAATATGTCAATAAATCGTGGTAAGGGTAAAGATATGAGTGAAGAAGAACAAAGAGACAAGTTAACCGAAACTTTTAATAAAACAGTGGATATTAATTGGTCAGTTAATACAATCGATAAAATTAATTTAAGGTGGATTTAATTAAATTAAAATTAATAAAATTTAGTTTTTTAGAATCTTACGGTAGAGGTACTAATTCTGACCCTAAATACGATTGGGGTGTGTTAAAAAAAAGTATTACAGAAAATGGGTGGTGTCCTTCTAAATTTGGTTACATCACAATTAGTAAAGATAGTTACTGTATTAACGGGCATCATAGAGTAGTTTTGTTGAAGGAGATGTATGGAGAAGATTTTAAAGTAGAGGTTATTAGATTAAAATATAACTATAAAAAAATATTTTTAAAAAACCTATTAAAAGATTTGATTAAATTTAATTTTAAAAGAAAAAAATGGTACCTGTAAAAATAGTAAAAATTTTTGATGAAAAGGAGTGTGAGTCAATAGTAAAAGACTTTGAAAAAAATAGAGAGTTTATAAAAATTTCCACCAACCACGGTGTTGAGAGGATAAGTTCCTATGAAATAAACATAAAAAATTTGTCAAAACCCATCGCTGATTTAATACAGGAAAAAATTAATACTGTTATAAAACCTATAACAGGTGGAAAAACTGGGATGGTTTTCGGTGTAAGATATTCTTTAGATACAAAAAATTACATGTCAGCACATCACGATTGTAACTCTTACAGTTGTGTGGTTAAATTAAATGAAGATTATAAAGGTGGTGGAACTTATTTTCCCTTAAGTGGTGAAGTGTTAAACCCTAAAGAGGTAGGTTGTGGTTTATTATTTAAAGCTGACACAATTATGTCATATCATGAGGCATTTCCAATAACCGAAGGTATTAGATATGTTTTAGTTATTAGAATGGAAAATAAAAATTTAATAAATCTAATTTTAAAGGCCTATTTTTTAAGTTTTGTAGATAAGTTCATTCAAAAATTTAAAAAAAGATTTTATAAAAAACCCCTTCTGTAAAGGGGTTTTTCTTTATTTATAAACAAATTCAAATAAATTCTGACTTTTATTTCTCAACTTACGAAGGGCTTTTTCTTTAATTTGACGGATTCGTTCTTTGGTCAAACCATAGTCCTCACCAATTTCTTCAAGAGTTAATGGTGTTCCACCCAAACCAAAATAAAGTTCTATTATTTGTCTTTCTCTTGGTGATAGGACTGAAAGAGTTTTTTCTAATTCATTTTTTAACATTTCGTTAGGTCTTTCCATGGACTCATCAGGTTTAACAAATGAATTATCTTCAATAACGTCAATAATCTCATCACCGTCTTCATTTATAGTTTCATTTAAAGACGTACAAAATGGTTGGTTTAATCCGGTCATGTCCATATCGGCCTCTGTCGGTTTACGTCCGTGTTTTTGTTCAAAAGCTGAAATATCTTTTTTCAGTTTTGTCATATGGTTTGTTACATTAACTGGTAAACGTACTGTTCTGGCGTGGTCATTTAATGACTGTATTATGGATTGTTTAATCCACCAAACTGCATAAGATATAAATCTAAAACCACGTTCAGGATCAAATTTTTGAGCAGCTTTTATCAAACCCAAATTACCTTCTGCTATCAAATCTGCTAAAGGAATCCCTTGGTTTTGGTATTCTTTTGCCACAGAAATAACAAACCTTAGATTTGATTTTATTAGTTTTTCAGTAGCTTTAACGTCACCTTCTTTAACTTTTTTAGCTAAGACAATTTCTTCTTCAGCCGTAATCATATCCAGCTTTCTAACGTCTTTAAGGTACATTGAAATGCTTTCTTCTGAAGTGTCGATAAATCTTTTTGTGTTTACTGTGCTCATATATAACTTTTATTTTGTTTTGTTTCCGAAAATTAAACCACTATTTTTTGTCACTTTTTTTATTTCTTCTTTTGGTTCTTTTACATTTTTATTAATTTTAGGTTTTTTTTGTTTACTTTCAATTTCTTTTTTCTTTATTAAATAAAAATCACCGTTCATAGTGTAAGGTAAATTTTTTACATTTTCCCAAAGATTACAAATATAATCTTTTTTTGAGTTGGAATCAACGCCCTCGTATTTGTTTATTTGATCTACTATCTGATTTGCCATCGCTTTTACAATATCAGTTATTAGTTTCTCAGGTACTTGGGTGTCGTACCAATTTACTCTTTTACCTTTTGTTAATATTTTTTCATACTCATTATATAACATTAATAACTATAGTTCTTTGTAGGCTTACGGAACTTCATTTGTGAATCCGTATTATTTTTTTCTGACAAACCATTTTTAAGTCTGGCACTTCTTTTTTTAAGAACCCATCCCTCATACATATCGATTTGTATTATTTTTTGATATATTGTGTTAAAATTTTCATAAAAAGATTTAACAATGTAAACGTCATCGGTAATTTTATTTATGTAACCATCATATTCTGTTGATTCAAAAAGAATGTTTAACAACTTTATTCTTTCATCAAAAGACATTCCTACTGTCTGAATACCGTTGTAAACCAACACATCAAAGATAACTAATTTATGGTTAAAGGCCTCATTTTTTGAATTAATTTTTGCCTTGTTCATGTACTCACCGTTAAGAACAAACCAACCTTTACCCCTATGTAAGGATAAAAGTTCTTTGTTACCCATCTTAACATTCATTAAAGGGTTACTGTGACGATTATAAATATGGATTTCAGTTCCATTTGTGAAGATTGTAATATTGGAACCATTTAATTTTGGTTGTCCCACCCATTGCCCTGTATCATATTTGGTTAACTCGGAAGATGGTAAGTTAATTTCGGGACGGGGTGGGTATATGTATCGATACTTGTTATAAGGAATCATCGACACAAATGTAACACTTATTTTTTCTTTGGCAAAGATTTTTCTCTTTTTTCAAAAGACTCTTCTTTACGTTTCATCTCTTCTTCTGTATAACGAACATCTTCAGGGACAAAATAATTCCACTGTTCTAAAGGTTTTAGAGGACGTAAAGTATCCATCAATTCATGTGTGTAGGGTCTAACTATACCATGAACATTAAATTTTTTACCATTACGACTATTTCTTACCACTGGAACTGGTGTTGTCCATTTACCTTCATTATCCCAAAATTCAATAATTTTACCAATTATTAAAGGGTATGGTTCATTTGATCTACAAATTACTTTATCACCTATTTTAAAGTTGTAACCCTGTATTTCACAATTTTCTTTTGGTTCATACTTTTTGGGTTTTTTACCTTTTTTTTTGTCTAAAATTATTTTAGCAAAAGCCTCTTTTGATTCTTCTGTTATTTCTAGTTTTTTTTCCCTTTTAAAAGGGTTTTTAAAAAAATTTTTTAAATCCAATTTCATTTTTTAAATTTAGTGTAAAACAAATGTATAGGCCATGTTACAACGACAAACATTGATCCTAACATATTATATTCCTGTATGTTATTTTTTTTTATAATGTAATATAACCAACCAATACCTAATGTTAGGTATATTGCCCATAAAATAAACAATAGGAAAATCATATCAATTTTTATTTAAAATTTGTATTTCTTTTTCTGTTAAACAATTTCTATCATAATTATAACGAGATAATTTATCTAAAATCTCATCTATAGAGTCGTATTCTTCAATTTTAGGTACAATCTCTTCTTCTTTTATTTTAGTTTTTACAGAAGTTTTTGTTAACCCCCATTTTTCTTCTAAAATAGAATCCATTGTTTTTTGAACTTCAGGGAAAATACCCATATAATATTTTGGGGGTAGGTTCACTCCGTAGCTGTCAACATCTGTGATATCAAAAATCATGATAGCTGGTCTATGAGCCATTTTTTCGTGAATTTCGGCTGCTGTATAAGGACTATAAAAAGTACAAATAAACATACCTTTACCATCAACATAGTTAACACCAGTATCACCATCGGCGATAAAATTTAAATCTTTCTCAATACCGTTCGCGGTACCAAGTATAATAATCATAAATCTTTTGTTCATAGTTGTTGTTTTTATTATAAATATCTCTAACAAATGTAATCATTATTTTGACATAGTCAAAGAAGAGATGTTATTTACTTTCTCAATCATAATAACATTGTTAGACCAATCTTTTACTAACGGATTGTGTGTAATTAAAAAGATGTTATCAAACATTTCCGAACACTTTTGAAAGAAGTTACCGACTAACTCTAAGTTTTCATTCGCCACCTTACCCAACACTTCGTCAAATACAATAATATTTGGTTTTGGTAATGAACTAATTCTTGATAAAACAACTCTTAATGCTAAAGAACCTAAAGTTTTTTCAAGTCCTGAACCTTCTGTTAATAAATAACTAATAGTCTGACCGTTTTCATCCTCTTTTTCCAACATAAAATCAACTTCTTGTTTAGCATTAATATCAACAGTTAATTTAAAATTAGATGAATCTGAAAGTAACCTTTCTAACTCAGAGTTTAATAAAGGCATCACATTCTTCATAATCAATTTGGTGATTCCGTTCTTACCAACCATTCTTGTATAAATTTCAAAGATGATTTTAACCTCCTCTTCAACTTTAATGGTTTTAATTAACTCTTTATTTTTGGTGATGGAGTCTTCCGCTCTTTCAATATCAGATTTGTTTCTTTGAATTCTAGAAACATAACCATCACGTTCTCTGTTAAGTCTATCTAACTTGGCATTATAACCTAAAATCTTAGAATCTAAATCTTTATTCTTTTCGATGTTACCAATATTGTCCTCGTACTTTTTCTTTAAATCTTTTTTCTCTTTAAGTTGAAGTCTAAGGTTTTCAATTTCAAGTTCAATCTTATCTATCATGATAGATTTTCTATCGTATTCATCAACCCTTTCTTTAATCTTATCAAGTTTTTCAATTTCAACTTTAGCCTCTTCAATTTCTTGGTTTAAATCATTAATATTTTTAACTAATTCCTCTAACGTCAACTTGTTACTAGCAATTTCTTCAGAATGGTCAACATCTTTTAATGGTTGTTTACAAAGAGAACAAAACTCACCTTCTTCCAAGTTTTTAATTAAGTCTTGTACAGCATCTTTTTTAATACTTTTATGTGATTTAGCAATATTCAAATCACTTAATTGTTGCTTCCATTCTTTGTGGGTTTGACCATCATATTCTACTTCCGTTAATTTATCAAACTCGTCTTTTAAGATGTCATACTTTTCTTTAGATTTTTTACCCTTTTCAGTTATTGCATCAATTTCCCTATCAATATCTTCAGGTCTTAATCTAATGATTTCAGTATCAATAACAATTTTTTGGGATAGTAGGGTATCTTTAATACCACTTGTATCAGATATTTCAACTTTTAATTCATCCAATTTACCGTTACAAAAAGTGTTGTCATCATTTAAATCTTTAATCTTAACCGTTAAATCATTAATTTCTTTGGTTAAATCACCAGAGTTGTATTGGTCAGATTTAAGATTTTTAGCCCAAGTAGATTTTAATTCCTTAACAATTTCTTCTTTTTGTTCAATAACTTCTAACCCAATAAATTTAGATAGTAGTCTACCTTTTTGAGTCGGTAATGTGTGTATTAATTCTTCAAGATTGTCTGAGGTTGCAATAATTGTTAATAAAAAATCATCAACATCTCCAATTGATTTTCTAATGAATTCGTCTGTTTCTCTACGTTGTTCACCCTCTAGATTCTGTATAGAACCATCAACTAATACTTTTTGAAAATTTAAATCGGTTTTTACATTATAACCATCTTCATTTTTCTTTTTACTACGAGTTAAAGTTCTTTCAATAATGTAATCACCACCATCAATATTAATCTTACCTTTAACCCTAACTGTATTAACATCCCTAAATTTATTAAAAACTTGTGCAGCAACTTTTGTTCTAGTAGTTTCATTAAAGAATAAAAACAATAATAAATCAACAGATAAAGCTGTTTTACCACCTTGATTTGCCGGATTTGAAGAAATAGTTGTTATACCTCTTAAACCGTCGAATGAGAGTTTATTACCATCACCGTAAGATAAAAAGTTATCCCACTCAAGTTCTTTAATGTACCAATTACGGTAACGATATTCAATATCACGGACTTGTTTTAATTTGTCATTAACTTTATCGTCAAGACGTATTAACCTTTCCCAATCAATTTCAATCTTATTACCATCTAACCACTCTTTAAATAACTTTCGTTGGTAGTTACTGTCCATAACGTTATCTGCTATAGACATTTCTACTTGGCCGTGAGTAGTATCTTGTTTTTTAGGTTTAAAGATTACCTGTACTTTACTAACAGCATATTTTTCAGCGATATATTGTTCAATTCTTTTAACCCTGTCTTTTGTATATTCTACAGGATCACCTTCCCAAATCACCCTTACTGTTGCCTTTGCGGGTATTGAAACTTTTTCTTTTGTTTTAGTTGTCATTTAATAAAATTATGTTTTAAAATATTTTTTTGATATATGCCGGTTTCAATTCCTACATGTTCATTATTTTCAAAAATGTGTGTAGCCAAATTTTCTATCCTTTTTAGAACATTATCTGGATGTTCTGTACTACCGTATCTTACGTCAGGAGTGTCTATACTAGTCAATATAGCCACAGCTGAAAGTAAAAGTTTACCCTCATCTGTGGTCGTATCTATATCAGATATGTTATTAAAATTTTTCACTCTCCGTATAAATTTTTATTATCTCTTTCATCTTTAGGAATCCAATTAATAGAACTTTTTGGTTTATCACCAAAAGGATTGTCTTGGTCTTTTCTAGCTTTATTTCGGTTTCTTTCAACTTCTAATAAAGCCTTTAAATTATTTATTTCATCATATAACCTATTTAAACCACTGTTAGAAGTTTTTATTTTTTCTAACTCTAAATCTTTTTCTAATAAAGAAACTTTGTTTGTTAAATCTTTTTCCCTGTCACTAATTTGTTTTAAATTATCATTTTTAGAATCTTCCAATTCTTTTTCCAAGTTTTCAATCTTTACAACCAATTCTTTGATTTGTGAATCATCAGTGATAATTTTTTCCACAATTTTTTCAACAGGTACTTCTTTGATAACTTCTATTATTTTTTCAATTGGTTTCTCAATAATTTTCTCAATAATCTTTTCAACAGGGACCTCAACTTCTTTAATAACCTCAACTTCTTTAATAACCTCTTTCTCTATAATTTGAGGTGGTAAAGGTGAGGTACCGTATTTTTCAACAGCAAAGCCTTGTTTAATTAAATTGATTGTAAAAGAATCAATATTGGTAATGTCATTGATACGACAATAATCCCAAATTTCATCTTTTAAAGCCTGTGGTACGTCCACTATATTTTTTTGACTCATATTACTAATCTTTCAGATTCAGTTTCAATATCTTCAATAGATTTTATTTTAAATGTATAGAAGCCGTAGTCATTAGTTAATTTTTTTAATTCATGTTTTTTGGTTTCTAAGTCCCAAATAACATACCCATGATTATAGGGATCTTCACCAAAATCTTGTTGAATCATAGAGGAAGGCATTACGATAGGTGTTTTACGATGGTTCATGACTTGGTACTTATGGATATCACCACACATTACCAAATCACATCCTTCAAAGATAGAAATGTCTTTACCATCCTCAAATTCAAATCCAACAGCGGTTTTTAACCCAACCAAAGGATCGTGATACAAACCAATATAAGTTTTTTCATCACCATAAAATTCTTTTGCCTCTTCAATATTAGGTCTTTCTGAACCTTCCATATGACCGTAAACACACCAAACAACATTTTCATCAACATAACAACCCGTATGTTTTAAAAATAAAATATTAGGGTTATCCATAGTAGAGATAATTGGTGATAAGGCATCCATTCTATCTAAATTGTTCGCTAAGAAATCATGATTACCCAAGGTTATAACAGTTTTAGCAATCTTAGAACAGTTATTTAAAAAAGTTGTAACCATATAAATAAGTTCGGGCGTCATCTGATTCTTAGAGTGAACTAAGTCACCGACAATAACTATTCTATCAGGCTGGTGTTCCTGACATTCTTTATAGAACTTTTCAAATTGTTCAGTATATTCTTCATGTCTTTTAAAAAGACGAAGGTGAATATCTGCTGTATGTATAACCTTTTGTATCATATTTATTTATATATTTGTAATAATAAACTTTTTAAAATTGGTTGTAAATGTCTATGGAAGATTTTGATTGGCTACCTAATATAGATGACCCGTTAGATTTTACTATAGGTCAAACGTATCATATCAAATCAGGTAATAACTGGGAGACTATGGAATATATAGGTTTTGACCCTAAACATACAGTAAATTTTCGTGATCGTGAGGACGGACTTACATACCCTGTTTTTATGTTTAAAAACAAATATGGCACTTCTAATATGAGTCAAGGTTATGTTGAAGATTTGGCTCGTAAGGGTATGATTAAATTTTTTGACCCTGAATTTAATTTTTACAAAGAATTAAATATTAAAAAAGTTGGTGTTGATGCCGATGGTTTTCCAATAATTAAAGGTGATTTTGTTATCTTATTTAAAAATGGGGTCAATGTAGAGTCTACTTACAAACTACAAAAAAAACTTTTAGAAATGGGTTATCAATGGTATGTTAAAGGAAAAAGATTAATAACCCCTAAAGATGTTAAATCAGATATTTTTACAATTGAAAGTTTAAATTGGGACACTTCTAATAATCTTTATTCTAGAATGGATTCTACTTTTGGTGATAGGAAAATTATAATGTTATCAACTATGGAAGGTAAAGAAACTGAACAAGATAAAGAAAGACGTTTAAACTTTATCCACGACCACCCAAGGGTTCAAGTTATTGATGGTGACGATTTGATTTCTAAAATTTAAAAGTTGTTAAATATCTAACAGGTTCGACCGCAGGTTTAAAAAATTGTGGATATAATCTTCTAATTTCCATTCTAATAAGTTCTCTTAAGGCCTCAACATGGTGGTCATAAGATATACCCCAACCGTGTAAATCATCAGTTAGTTCAAGCGTTAATTTAATGTTAGTACATCTTCCACTTGGATCTATAACCTTTTTGAGTGGCATAAAATTATGTGGGTTATAAACGATAGGAGTTAATGTAAAACCATACTCACCAAATTCATTTAAAAACCATTCATCAAACCTCATAACTTAGCTTTAACATTTTCAATTCTTTTATTAGCCCATCTTTCTCGCCAATGGTTAGTTAAAGTTTCAATACTCAAATCTTTTGGTTTAAATTCTTTATCAACACCTTTTAAAAACTCAGAAGTGTTTTCACCCCTATCACACCAATAAATTCCTCTACGATTACCATGGGTTGTTAAACGTCTCGCATCAATATCTAAATAGTCACAAGCTTTTCTAATAATGTTAATACGAGAATTTTTACCACTTGTAAATCTACCCCCAAGAATCTCACCTTCCTCTTCCTCAACAATTAATCTCATTTGTTGATACAAATCTTCGTCAATCTGAACGGTTCCCT